GAGACACCAGAGGAGAAGGCCGAGCGCAAAGAGCGCGCGCGCATTGCTCAACGTAAGAAGAGAGCAAAAAAAAAGCCCTAGCAGACAACCTGCCAGGGCTCAACATATCTCGGTGTCTGTTCAAGCAAGCGAGCGGTCAACTACAAAGAGTTGATGAGATATGTTAATGAACCCAAAGAACACATTTATTATTGACTCGTCAAGAGAAATATGAAAGCTTCTTCTAGCCCTGATGGTTCTCTGCGTCTTACCTGATGGGCTCTACCAAAGGGAGATCATGAGCGATACTAAAACCATATCAGTCTCAGTCAGGTTTACAGCCGTTGAGGTTGACGAGCTCGGCGCGGTTGCTCGCCGTCTAGGTTGGTCTCGCGCTAAACTTATCAGAGTGATCACTCAGAGATTCATGATCGAGCATCGAGATAAAGCCGTGGCCACAGTATTGATTGGACAGATTAATGATTAACAGGGTCACCCTCATAGGCAACCTCGGCCAAGATGCCGAGCTTCGGACAACTCAAAGCGGTCAACCCTATGCTTACTTCAGAGTCGCAACCAACGAGAGCTATAAAGATTCTCAGGGTAACTGGCAGAAGGCCACCGAGTGGCATAGCGTTAAAGTGTGGGGCGCTGGATCTAATCGAGCAGCGTCTATGCTCAAGAAAGGCGCTCGCGTCTATGTCGAGGGTCAGCTTAAGAGCTTCAAGTCAAAAGACGATAACACCTTGTGGGAGATTCGGGCCACTACATGGAGAGCGCTCGACCGAGAGCCTGACCAGCTCCTGCCACCTGAACCACCTTACAATCAACAACCCTTTAGCCCTTCACCATGGGGCAACGGCTTTCACAGCAAGTAAGCCCCTTTTATTAATGCGCCCCTTATGGGGAAATGAGAGAGAGACATGTTCATAAATATAAAGATAAGAGTGCCTGCACCATCATCACCATGTGAGCCTCGATTCGTGATAGTTAATACAGATCACATCGTCGCTATTGCTTATGGAACTATGACGTTATCAACACCGATTAAAACTATGCATCTTGATCGGTTTGAAGATCAGCCATTTAATGAGCTAGAGCTGTGGGATGGCGAGCAAAAGAGAATAGCTGAAGTTTTAAGCGAATCAAGTGTTGGCTATTGTGGGTCTGAAAGCAGAAGCCCAAGAAGTGGGTTTCTTCGCGTATATCATACTAATGATGCTTGTTAGGAGATGGCTGGCAAATGACTAAAGAGCAGTTTCTAGAGCATTGTGGATGGAGTGAAGAGGAGTTTGATCACGTCAGGCATCTTCTCGGCCAAGGTTTTTATCGATATGTCCTGAGCGTTACTGATCCATTCGATAACTTCCTATATGTAAGCGATGTTAAAGAGCATAGAGATAGGGTCGAACGAACAGCGGTTCATTGGAACTCTATAAAAGCAATCTTTGAGACATTCAGTGAAGAGGCTTACGGTCTACCTGAATGGGATGCAGAGACTGAGCTTAAGTATGAGGCATTTGACAGCGTAAGTAATACTGTCAAGTACATCACTGGAAAGAACTATGTGCCTGTGATGAAGTTTTTAATGGATATAAATGCTAAAGGGGTCTCTTGGATAGATATCAAGGAGAATGTCAATCGATACGTCTTTGATTGGATTGTGGCAAATGAGCCACCCCAGATCGTCGCTTTACGTAAGAAAGCTGATAAAAGTGTCTTCAAAAATGAGACGAGCAAGGACGATGGTTAAAGAAAACTTCCTCTCAGACTACTATGTATATAAACAAAGCTCTAAAGAGTTAGGCGTTTACTATATTGGCTCTCATTATTGCAGTGGGCGTTCTTACTCGTGTACAGACAAGACCTGCAACTACAAAGGCTCATCCAAGACAATCAAGAGGCTCAAAGAGGAGCACCCTGACTCTGAGTGGATCATGGAGATTATCGCCTTTGCAAAATCAAGATCTGAGCTCGCTGAGCTAGAGAAAAGCACTATCGCTTGCTGTATTGATGACCCACGATGTTTGAATAAGCTTATCGCATCTCCTAGCCATGCACCTATCTATACTGATGCTAGCTTAGAGGCTATAAGGGCGGCTACTCGCAGAGAGTCTCTCAAGATGACCGGCTTGGATAATAAGATCCAAGATGTAGCTAGCACAGACTTATTCAATAAACTGTCACTAGGTTACAGGATTACTGGCGTTAATATATGGCTGAAGAATACGAGCACTGAACTCTATGGCCACTTCTCAGCTAGAACTGTTGAGCACATTGCCGAACACTTAGAGCGCGGTGGTTGGTCGTTCGGATATGATCGTAGTTTTGAACAGATTAAGATTAAGCGCCTGTTAAGATCACTCAACATCGAAGTAAAGAGGCGCGTTCTTGTGCAGTATGAAGTTGTAAGCCTACAACAAGAGCAACATGATTCACTCATACTTCAAGCATATTAACCACAGGAGGATTAAACATGACCACACTTAAAGCAGTTGACTTCTATGATCAATCATTAACCCAAGATGATAACATCAAAGCTATCAAAGCACTCGACTCTATTCAACGAAGGGCCTTGATACTAAGCTTGATTGAAGACCTAAAAGAAGAGGTCGAGATGTATCTGGAAGAAGGTGATGTCGAGCAAGCATTTATGACTTTTCAGTCTGTGCAGAGCATTGATGAGTTGATTGATTCCGCCGTTGAGAGGGCTGTTTTATTAGGTATGATTGATCTCGTTGGACCTGAGTTATAATGAGAGACATAAGAGAGCCAACACGCGCGCGAGACATTGAAGGTGAGCGAGTCTTAAGAGAGCTTGACAGGCTCCTTGTCGAGCGTCTAGCTGAGCACCTCGACTTGACTGACCCTGATGACTTAGAGGTGTATAATAAAACCTTAGCCTTAAGAGATCACATCAAGGAGACGTTGAAAGATGCCGAGAAAGCGAAAGACACCCAAGCAGAGAGAGACCCTACTAGACAACCTTAGGACAGGCATGAGCATAGAAGCGGCCTGCTCTCAGTCTGGTATCTCATCAGCCACCTACTATCGATGGCTCAAAGAGAGCGGTGATGATGGAGAGTGGACCGCAGAGGTCAACGCGGCGCTCGACTTCTCTGAGGCCGTCCTATTGGAGACCGTCAAGATGCAAGGTGAGGCCAAGCTAGATTGGCGAGCAGCTGCTTGGATTTTAGAAAGGCGCTTCCCTCATCGATGGGGCCAGCGCCGAGAAGTTGAACTCAATGTCAACGAGTCGACCAACAAGGGCGATGAAATGGTCATGGAGATGATCAGGCAAATATCAAAGCCATATGAGGAGAGCACAGATGAAGAAGGTTAGAGTTAAACTTAAGCGAGCATGGACCGCTTACCCCTCTCACGCTCAGGTCACTTATCAGGTACAAGGTGAGTGTGAGGTGATCGCTCATGAGGATGGCGGGGATGGTTGGGACATTATAAGATATGACATATGTGATATCGAGGAGGGCGCTGAAGTGATCGTCACTGAGATCTTCAGCGACAAGACGCGGTGTGTGACTCGGTGGGAGGTCACTCAGTATGGCCTGAGCGCTCGTGACTAGCCTGACCCTTAACGAGCTTCAACATGGGATCATCTCTCGCATTGCCAAGAGAGAGAGGGTGATCGCTGCTCGTTGTGGATGGGGAAGCGGGAAGACCTCGGCGCTTGTCTTCAGTCTGCTCTTCGTAAGTCGGTTTAGACCTGGCACGAGCTCACTGTTGGTCACTGACACTAACCCGAGATATAACAGTGTGCTTATGCCTGAGATGGAGAAGTGGCTGAGCCCACTAGGTTGGACGTACAACCACACTCTCAGACAATGGACAGCGCCCAACGGTTCAACGGTATGGTGTCGCTCATATTATCGACCTGGCACGAGAGACGCGACACACAACCCGCTAGAAGGTCTAAACGTGACTTCAGGAATCTGCCTGATTGATGAGTGTCAGACGTTGAGCGCTGAGGTAGCGCATAAGGCCATGGGTCGATTACGAGCAGGGCCAAGCCCTATCATGATCCTCGTTGGCCTGCCGGTGAGTGGCGCGTGGTGGTGCAACCTCGCAGAAGAGGCCAATTGTCAACCTCTCCTCTACACCTCATATGTTAACTCAGCCAACCTAAGTGAAGAGTGGTTTGAAGCGACCAAGTTGCTTCCACAAGCCGAGCGTGAAGCTATGGTGATGAACAAACCACGGCCACCATCAGGGCTCATTTACTCCGAGTTCGACGAATCCAAGCATGTCATCGATGGGTGGAAGTATCGGCCTGAGATGTCGGGTCGAATCGCCATTGACTGGGGATTCAGAAAACCATCAGTGTTGATCATCGCTCATGATGACAAGCTCGGCGCTGATGTGATCTGCGCTGAGATCAATCCTCAGGAGGTCACCACTCAAGAGCTCGCTGACCTTATCCTGTCTATAGCTTGGCCACGCTCGCTGAGGAGCTCAGCGCCGAGTGATCGAATCTGGCTAGATAATGGAGTCGCTGACAAAGCGGGGCGCGCTCGCAATGATCAGACGGGGCGCTCAGCATTCCGGGCTATGAGAGGCAACCCACCTCATGGCCTCGGCCTACCTCTGCGATCAAACACTGACCCCATCAGAACAGATGTACTCAATGGGATTCAGCGACTCAAGCGAGCGTTTGCCCGTGGTCAGTATCTCATCACTCGTGAAGTTTGGGACCGTGGCGAGCGCGCCATAGGGAACAGCATCCGGAAAGCCCTCATGAGCTATGGATGGGACAATAAAGAGCAACCTAAGAAAGATGGTAGAGAAGACCCCTTAGATGCTTTACGGTATGATTGCATAACTTGGAACTGGTCAGACACCCTAGTTGATCAGCGCAACTACACACCCCGCTCACCTGCTCAGAGTCGGAAGGTCAGAGTAGGAGGGGCCAAGAGGAGGAGCTTTTAATGAAGGTCTATGATGATGATATCGGTGAAGTGTTATATGTCTCACATATGGGGAGCGACTCAACGCCAGCACACTCGGCGAGGGTGAGCCTTTATCAACTCAGTTCATCATCTCGGCTTCAGATGACCGACCGAGATGCCAAGCTGATTCAGTACCTAGCCGACCACCACCATACTTCACCCTTTGAACATTGCGCGTTGACGGTTCAGATTAAGTGTCCTCTGTTTGTTCGATCCCAGATCATGCGTCATCGGACCTTCTCCTATAATGAGGTCAGTCGCCGTTACACCTCAGATTACATTGAGTTCTGGAGACCTCAGCAGCTGCGGAAGCAACACGATAAGCGCTTGCAGTGCTCGACCAATGAAAGCATCGAATATCAAGAGAGATGGCTCGAGCTATGGGACCAACACCACCGGAACTGCTTAGACTTATACAACGCTCAGATTGAGCAGGGTATGGCCAGAGAGCAAGCG